TGATCAGAGCTTGAAGCTCAGCACGGTCGGCGGGGCCAAGGTAAAGGCAAATGTCATTGCGTCTCATGTCCCGAATATAGCACATCAGGCCCTCAATGGGAATCCTGTGTCAGGTGGGGAACACTAGCCTCACGCCCAATACCACCTGCTTGGATATAATCAGCGCCGCTCTGAGTGCGTCCACGTTTGGCATTGTATCCCCAACCAGTTGCGCCGTTAGGCTCAGACACCGGACCTTTGATGCCATATTTGGTATCGCTGAGTGACCCATAGCCACCATCGCTATAGTCATAGTCAGAGACGTACATGATCCATGCACGTTTGAGCGCATCCACATCAAGTGTCGGACTGAAACTTGTGTCGAGGTCTATGCGCCAACTGGTCAACTGCCCGACTTCGTCAATATAGTATACTTCGTCCGGCCCTTTTGACATCATCTCGCTAGCGAGCTCTGGAGGGAAATTGTTTTTCGTTTCGGCTTGCAAGAATGACGACACCCGCAACAGGGACTGATTGATCTCTTGAACCACCTCAGTAGAAACAGTTTTCTTGCCATCAAAGTTCACATATGGAGCATGAAACCCAAGAACCGAGGATGGCGACATTGTTCTTTTTGGTTCTGGTTTCCACCCTTCGCAGTTGGAGTAACATGCCTCTTCGTAGTGCTTGAACAAGACATGATCCGGGTGAATGAGCGTGCCTGACATGAAAATCAGTGCGCAAGCAGAAAGACAGTTACTGTTTGGAAGAAGCCTGGTTGCAAAATAGTTATTCACCTCCAGTGCGATATTGACACCCTCAGTATATGATCCGCCGGGGCTATCTAAGCAAACTGTTCTCGGCCAAAATTCTGCTAGTGCATTGATGTTTCGCTTGTATGCAAGCTTATCTACTTGATGATAAGTATCGGCTATACCCTTTAGCTTCTCCAGATCTCCTTTCTTGATCTGCCCGTAGATATGAATATCGCACCCATCAATGGACCTGTCGCCTAGACGCACATCCGCCACAGACACTTTAGCAAGTAAGAAAATGAATAGCACTGCCCATCCAGAGGCTCTAACGAATGTAGGCATGAGATATCTCCGATTGCCGATTTTACAGACGCGCCTTTGATCGCGAAAAATAGTATGATTCGACATGGATGCTACGCGCTCTTATGGTTGCGAAGCAATACGGCTTGCCCCCTGCGGCTTGGTGGAAGGGTCGAGGTGGCCTCACGGTTGCGCGATCTTATCTTTCTCTAACCCGTCCCGCGCCCTGTCCCCAAGGTCGTCCCATAACCTTTTTTGCGGCACCACTTGAACCATACACTTACCTCCCGAGCTCTGGCCTTCCAGAGCGTCATAGGTTTGGTTGGTAAAAGCCCCACAACGCAGACTTAGCCTGGGAGCAGGCTTTCAATGGGATATGTCTGTACGGCGGGTTTGGGCCGATCAAGTTGCTCGCCCCCCCTCCGATGGTTCCTCCCTGGCTTGATCCGTATACGGGGGGGCTTAGCGCGGAACTTTTCTAGCGACTGGCTTTTTCACCGGGGAATCCACCTGGAAGCCACGCCAGCCGATTGTCTCGAATTTCTGACTCAACATCAAAGGGTTGCGCGAAAGCGGCCTTGGCCAGGGTGGATTCCTTTTGGCATCCAGGGAAGCCACTTCACGGACTCCAGTTTGGCCAGAAGCCACCAAAGGAAGCCACCTCGGTGCTGGCCTTTTCCAGATCTGGCGGAACACATTGATTCCACTTCGGAAAATAGTTTGACAAAGCTGCCCCCCTTGACGTACCCATTCATCATCGAAGAATTGCACCCGGAGGAAACCCCTCTCGGGTGCTTTCGTTTTCCCCACATTGCGGACGCCGATCCTGCTGCTGGTCCTTCCGGCCGCATGGCTTGGTCTGTCCGCCCTGCCCCAAATCAGAGAACCGCCCCATGGACCTGATATTTGCGCCGAGTCAGATCGAGAGCTGGCCGATCGACCGGCTGCGCCCCTACGCCCGCAATGCCAAGATACATGGCGACGACCAGGTGGCCAAAATCGCTGCAAGCATGGCGAAGTTCGGGTGGACCGTGCCCTGCATGGTGGCGGATGACGGCGAACTGATCGCGGGGCATGGCCGCGTTTTGGCTGCGACGATGCTCGGGTTGACCGAGGTGCCGGTGATCCGGCTTGGCCATCTCGACGAGGCCGAGCGGCGCGCTTACCGCATCGCAGACAACAAGTTGACGGAGCTCGGCGACTGGGATGAGGCCGTTCTGCGCGATGAGATCGCAGGCCTGCTGGCGGATGACTTCGACCTGTCGCTGCTGGGGATCAGCGACGAAGATCTGGACGCCCTGCTGCGCGACCCCGAGGCGCTGGGCGCTGAAGGTCCGGTCGAGGGTGAGGATGATGTGCCGGAGATGCCCGTCACGCCCGTGTCAGTGCCCGGCGACCTCTGGCAGCTCGGTCCGCACCGTCTGATCTGCGGCGACAGTACCTCGGCCGAAGTCGTCGGGCGGCTGCTCGGCGATGTGAAGCCATTGCTTATGGTCACCGACCCGCCCTATGGCGTGGACTACGATCCGTCCTGGCGCAACCATGCGGGCGCGGCAAAGACGAAGCGCACTGGCAAGGTGCTGAACGATGACCGCGCGGATTGGCGCGAGGCTTGGACGCTGTTCCCCGGCGATGTGGCCTATGTCTGGCATGGTGCCCTGCATGCGGCCACCGTGGCGGAAAGCCTGGCGGCCGCTGGCTTCGCCATCCGGTCGCAGATCATCTGGGCCAAGGACCGGCTGGTGCTGAGCCGTGGTGACTATCACTGGCAGCATGAACCCTGCTGGTATGCGGTGCGCGCCAAGGGGAAAGGGCACTGGGCGGGCGATCGCAAGCAGACGACGCTGTGGCAGATCGCCAACCGGGACCAGGATGTCGACACGGTGCACGGCACGCAGAAGCCGGTGGAATGCATGCGCCGTCCGATCCTGAACAACTCCAGCCCCGGCCAGCCGGTCTACGAGCCCTTTATGGGGTCCGGCACGACGCTGATCGCGGCCGAGACCACTGACAGACTCTGCCTCGGGGTCGAACTGAACCCAGCCTATGTTGACGTCGCTATTGAACGCTGGCAGTCCTTTACCGACCAAGAGGCCGTGCTGGTGGAAACCGGCGAGACCTTCGCCACCCTCAAGCCCAAGCGGCTGGCTGCATGACTGTGCCACTGCTGCCACGCCAGATCCAACACTGGCCACTGGCGCGCCTCCGCCCCTATGCCCGCAATGCCAAGACCCACGATGCCGACCAGGTGGCAAGGATCGCCGCCAGCATGGCCGAGTTCGGCTGGACCGTCCCTTGCCTCGTGGCGGCGGACGGCGAGCTGATCGCCGGGCATGGCCGCGTCCTGGCCGCCGCGCAGTTGGGGCTGACCGATGCCCCGGTCATTGTGCTGGGCCATCTGACCGAGGCGCAGCGCCGGGCCTATCGTATCGCCGACAACAAATTGACTGAGATGGGCGGTTGGGACGAGGCCCTGCTGCTCGAGGAACTGCGCGGGCTGCTGGCCGAGGATTTCGACCTGGGGCTGATCGGGATCCCCGAGGACGAACTGGACGCCCTGCTAAACGACGCCGACCAAGACAGCGCGCCGATGGACGACGACACCGCCGACTCAATCCCCGAGCCCCCGGCCGAACCGATCACCAAGCCGGGCGACATCTGGGCGCTGGGCGATCACCAGCTGATCTGCGGCGACGCCACAGATCCAGCCGTCGTGGCGCGGCTGATGGACGGGGCGCAGGCATCGCTCATGTTCACCTCGCCGCCCTATGCCCAGCAGCGCGACTATGGCGCAGCGAAGGAGAAGGTCGGCGATTGGGATGCGCTGATGCAAGGCGTGTTCGCCGCAGCGCCGGTCGCGACCGATGCCCAGCTGTTGGTCAACCTTGGCCTTGTCCATCGCGATGGCGAATGGATCCCGTATTGGGAGCACTGGCTCGACTGGATGCGCGCGAAGGGCTGGCGACGGTTCGGCTGGTATGTCTGGGACCAGGGGCCCGGCCTGCCGGGCGACTGGAACGGACGGCTGGCGCCCTCGCACGAGTTCATCTTCCACTTCAACCGCCAGCCCCGGAAGCCCAACAAGACGGTCGCGAGCAAGCACGCGGGCGAACCCCTCGGCGGCGGTGGCCTGCGCACCACGGACGGCCACGTCAGACCCAAGACCGGCACCGGCAACGCAATCCAGAGCCATCGGATCCCGGACAGCGTCTTTCGCATCATGCGCCACAAGGGCGGGCTCGGGGCGGCAGGGTCGCACCCTGCTGTCTTCCCGGTGGCGCTGGTCGACGCAGTGCTGGAAGCCTTTTCAGACCCGGGCGATATCGTGTTCGAACCCTTCTGCGGCTCGGGCACCCAGTTGATTGCGGCAGAACGCACTGGGCGGCGATGCCTCGCGGTGGAGCTGGACCCGGTTTATTGCGACGTGGCCGTGCGACGCTGGGAACTGGCGACGGGGCGGACAGCCAATCGCATCGCCTTGAAGGAGGAAGACCAGAAGCCTGCACGCCGGTCGAGGAAACGCGCATGACGCAGTCGCGTCGCATGTCGCTGATCGAGGCCATCTCCAACGTCGCTTTGGGCTACGGGCTGGCCGTCGCTACGCAGATCGTGGTGTTCCCATGGTTCGGCTTGCATCCGAGCCTTGGCGAAAACCTCACCATCGGCGCCCTGTTCACCGGGATCTCGCTTCTGCGCAGCTATGCGCTGCGCAGGCTGTTTGAACGCTGGTGGTAACACTCGGGATCAGGCCGCGTCGAGTTTGTACACGGTGCCGCGCCCGTCGACCTTTTCCGAGGTAATGGGCAGGCCCAATTTCTTCTTGAGCCCACCAGAGATCAAGCCACGCGCGCTATGAGCCTGCCAGCCAGTCACCTCGACGATCTCGGTGATCGAGGCGCCCTCGGGCCGTTGAAGGAGCGCGATGATCTGCGCCTGCTTGGTGCCAGCGCGGATGGTGATGGGTTTTGCGACCTCAGCAGGCTCGCTCGCGGTGGGTTCCTCGTCCGGTTTCGGCTTCGCCTTGCGCGGCCCGGTCACAGCCTTCGCAACCACCGGCTCGATCCCGATGGCTCCGAGCCCGATCTCGGTCGCGATCAGCGTGGTGCCGTGGCCATCGCCGGTCTCGCGCCAGAGCGGCTCGCCCTTGCGGAGATCTGCATCGACCTCTTCCAGCCAGCCGTTGGTGATCATGCGGGTGACCGCCATCTTCGCCGCAGCACCGCGCAACCCATCGGGCAGCGGCATGGCCAGATTGCCCGGGCGGGTGGCCGCTCGGCTGAGAATGATCGTTTGCGTGTCCGTGAGTTTGGGCATCATTGCCTCCTGTCGTAAATGGGGATCGTGGGCGCTGGGCTCAGGTGGTCTCTTCCATCGGCGCGGTGACCGCGAAGTGCTGGACCCAACCTGTGAGATACGGCAGCCCTGCGGGGATACCCTCCTCGCGTTCAGTGCGGCGGCAGATGCGCCAGTCCAGCCATTTTCGGATGGCAGCTTGGATTGCCGCTTCGCTGTCAGCGGCCCCGCCCTGCAACGCGCCAACGACATCGTCGGCGAAGTGGCGGCCCATGCGGCCGTCCAGAAAGTCGCGGATGCCGATCAGCTCGTCCTCACTGTCGGCGCGGATGGCATCGGCGATCAAGTTTGTGGCCAGTGTCCAGACCTCCTGCGAACGGCGGTCCCGCAGCGGACAAAGGGTCATGGTCTGGAAGAAGCCGTAGTCTTCGTTCCGACTGGGCAGGATGGGAGGTATGGTCATGGTCAGACACTCTCGTATTCAGGCTGGCAGCGGGGCCCGCAGGCCCCACGCATCAGGCTCAAGCTGCGCTGGCAGCTTCCAGCGTGGCGATGTGGCGACGCAGTCTTGCGACCTCATCGCGCGCGGCGTCCCGCCAGAAAGCAGCGCGGGCGTTGCAGGCGCGTGCCAGGCGCTGGGCATCTTCGCGCGTGAAGCGGTTGACCTTGTGCGCCGCGCCGTGGCCGGTGCAGGTGGCGCGGTGCGTTTTGCCCTCGGGCGTCAGGGTGAATGTCAGCGGCCCGAAGTCGTCGATGATGATCCAGTTGTGCGCGGCAATTGTGGCGCAGGCGCTGGGCGCGAGGATGGCGTCGATCTCCTTGGCGGCGGCGCGGAAGTCGGCGATCAGGGTGATTGCGGGGTGGGTCATGGTGGCGTTCCTTGCGGTGAGTTGCATCGTTTCCGTGCCATCACATTCGCTCCAGAGCGCGGATGATCGTAGGCAAATCTGAGCAATATCATTGCTTTATGATCACAACCCGACCGTTCACGCGATGCGATCCGGTTCGATCAACGCGGCCTGCTCGGCCTCAAAGCGCTGAGCGGCATCGGGTGGATCGCGGCGCGCGTTGACGATGGCGACAAAAAGCGCGCGGGCCACTGCGGCGACCTGATTTGCCCCTGCGCTCGAAAGGTCGACATCATGGATGGCAATCGCCTCGCCCAGATCGGTGAGGGCATAGAGCGTGGCGAACTCGGCCTCGTCCGGGGCGCAGGTAACGGTGTTGCGGTCGTGTTCGGGCACAGCGACGCTACGGCAGAAGCGCAGGTCGAAGCCGATGGCACATTCGCGGCGGATCAGAAGGGCGAGCGTCTCCCCCTCGGGCAGGCAGTTGAAGGAGTGCGTCATGGCTGGGGCCTTTCGCCTTGAACAGGATCGGGGGGGGTCATGGTTTGTCGCCCTCAGATCAGCTGCAGGCTGGCCAACATGGCGCTGGCAGCGCCAAGTTGGGTGGTGGGGAGTTCAATCTTGATGTGCGAGATCACGTCTGATGCCTCGGCGGCGATGCCCTCGTTGCGCAGCGCATCTTCGATCATTCGTGCGGCCGCGTCAGAGCCCTTGAGGTTCAGCGGGTCCGGCAGGGCGGCGTGGTCGATCCGGATGGTGGTGATGGCAGTCATGGTCATGTCCCTTCAGGATTGGAGTGTCGGTTCGCTGACTTCACCCGCGCGACGCCCGGCCTCATATGCGGCCTCCAGCGCGGAGCGGATCGCCCAGACAGCGGTGTTGTGGAAATCGAGCCGGTCGCAGTTGCGGATCTCAAGCGTCTCGAGAAAGAGATGGCGCTGGACGATGTCGAGGAGCAGGGCATCACGTGCGGCATTCGGATCGAGAGGTTTGTGGCGGCGCGCCATGCTCAGTCCTCCCGGCGGTGTTCGGGGTGGGTGGTGCGGGCGCGGGCTTCCTCGCGCATCATCTCGTGGGCGCGTGCCATCTCGACCATCCCCTGTTCCTGGCTCATCCGTCCGGACATCACCTCGTCCATCACCCAGTTCACGCGCTCCTGCGCAGGGCTGCTGTGATCCCGCCACCCGTCGCTCATTGAACTGTGCCCCATTCTTTCCTGTGCGCGCATGGCTCTCTACAATCCGTCTCTGAGGGGCGCGCGATGCACCCCTCTTCTCAGGAGAAGACTCGCGTGATCGGGGAGTGCAATCAACTGAATTAGAGCGTCATTCCTGTTTATTGCCAATATGTTGAGGACACGCCAAGCGCCATGGAAGGTCTGTCTGAGCGCGCCTATGCCGCCCGTTCCGGGCTCTCGCGCGGCGCGGTGCAGAAAGCGCGCAAAACCGGGCGGCTGGTGCTGTATCCAGACGGATCGATCAACCCGGTGGCCTCGGATGCGCGCCGGGGCGCGGCAACCGACCCGGACCAGCAGATGCGTGCGCGGGGCGGGTTTGCCAGCAGCAGCGAGAGTGGCGGCGTCTCCGGACCCGGGGACAGCACCTCCTATCTGAAGGCGCGCACGGCGCTCACGGTCTACCAGGCGCAGGAACGCCAGCTGTCGATCCAGAAGAAAAAGGGTGTTCTGGTCGACCGGGCCCGGGCTGAGACGTTGGTGTTTCGCCTCGCCCGGCAGGAGCGCGATGTCTGGGTCACATGGCCCACCCGTGTGGCAGCGCTGATGGCCGCACAACTGTCCGCGGATATGGAGAACGCAACCGGGACGCCCATGACGATCGAGACCGCGATCCTGCAAAGGGTGCTGGAAACCCATGTCCGAGAGCAGCTCGACGCCCTCGCCGACCTCAGGGTCTCGCTTGGATGAAGAAGACCGACACAACGACCTGACCGACGGGGATCTGAGCCAAGACCTCGACCTTGGCTTTGACGGCGCCGAGGATATCCTGCGCGCCTGGCGGCGCGGCCTGCGCCCCGATCCGGATCTGACGGTCTCGGAATGGGCAGATCGACACCGCAAACTGTCGTCGCGGGCCTCTGCCGAGCCGGGGCAATACCGCACCGCGCGCACGCCCTATCTGCGGGCGATCATGGATGCGCTGTCGCCCAGCCACCCGGCGCAACGGATCAGCTTCATGAAGGCCGCGCAGGTCGGCGCAACCGAGGCCGGCAACAACTGGATCGGCTTTGTCATCCATCACGCCCCCGGTCCGATGCTGGCAGTCTTGCCCACGGTGGAGATGGCCAAACGAACCTCGCGGGGCCGGATCGACCCGCTGATCGCGGACAGCCCGGCATTGAGGGAGCGTGTACAACCGGCGCGGTCGCGCGATGCCGGGAACTCGATGCTGTCGAAGGAATTTCCCGGCGGCATCCTGGTGCTGACCGGCGCGAACTCGGCCACCGGCCTGCGGTCCATGCCCGCGCGCTATGTCTTCCTGGATGAGGTGGACGCCTATCCGGCATCGGCCGATGAGGAAGGCGATCCGGTCACGCTGGCCGAGGCCCGGACCACCACCTTTGCGCATCGGCGCAAGGTCTTCATGGTCTCGACCCCGACAATCCGCGGGCTCAGCCGCATCGAGCGGGAGTTTGAGGCTTCCGACCAGCGGCGGTACTTTGTGCCCTGTCCGCATTGCGGCGCGATGCAATGGCTGCAGTTCGAGCGTCTGCGTTGGCAGAAGGGGCGGCCAGAGACCGCGACCTATCACTGCGAAGGCTGCGAGCAGCCCATCGCCGAGCACCACAAGACCGGGATGCTGGAGCGGGGCGACTGGCGGGCAACCTCCCGCGCCACCGACCCGAATGCCATCGGCTTCCATCTCTCGGCGCTCTATTCGCCGATCGGCTGGAAGAGCTGGGAGCAGATCGCGCGGGACTGGCTGGCGGCCCAAGGCTCCGACGAGATGCTGCGCGCGGCGCGCAACACGCTCTTGGGCGAGACCTGGATCGAGAGCGGAGAAGCCCCGGAATGGCAGCGGCTGGCGGATCGGCGCGAGGCCTTTGGAGCACAGATCCCGGTGGGAGGTCTCTTCCTCACCGCCGGGGCGGATGTGCAGAAGGACCGGATCGAGGTTGATGTCTGGGCCTGGGGGCGTGGGCTTGAAAGCTGGTTGGTCGATCACATCGTCCTTCCGGGCGGGCCAGACGATCCCGCCTGCTGGGACAAGCTGACAGCCCTTCTCGGTCAGACTTGGACACATGCAAACGGCGCGGTCATGACATTGGCTAAACTGGCGATCGACACCGGCTACGAGTCCGCGGCGGTCTACGCCTGGGCGCGCAAGCAGGGCATCGCGCAGGTCGCTCCGGTGAAAGGGCTCGAAGGGTTCAACCGGGCAACGCCGGTCTCCGGACCGACCTTTGTCGACGCCACTGTGAACGGGCGAAAGCTGAAGCGCGGTGCGCGGCTCTGGAGCGTGGCCACGGCAACCTTCAAGGCCGAGACCTATCGGTATCTGCGGCTGGAGCGGCCCTCGGAGCCGGACGCACCGCACCCGCCCGGCACAATCCACCTGCCGGACTGGGCCGACAGCGAATGGCTCAAGCAGCTGGTGGGCGAACAACTGGTCACCATCCGTGACCGGCGCGGCTATGCCCGGCAGGAATGGCAGAAGCTGCGCGAGAGGAACGAGGCCCTGGACACCCGGGTCTATGCCCGTGCGGCTGCCTGGATCCTCGGGGCGGATCGCTTTGACGAACGAATGTGGCGACAGCTGGAGAAACAGGCTGGCGTGGAAACCGCCGTGACGGCCCCAAAACCTGAGACCGACACCCCATCCGAACCCCAGGCCGGGCAGATCGCGGCGCCACGGAAACGCGGCTGGAAGATCAGCACGCCCAGATACATGGAATAGAGAGACTCTTTTGACCCTCGACGAGTTCAAGATCCACCACGGCGTCCTGCTGGCCGCGCGCTACAGCGGCACGCGCAGCGTCAGCTATGACGGCAAGACTGTCACCTATGGCTCGGATACGGAATTGGCAGCTGCAATCGGTGACATTGAACGGAGGATCGCGGCCCTGGAAAATACCAGCCGCCGTATCCTGCGCCCCTTCGCCGTGAAGGATCTGTGATGAGCGGTTCTTCCAACTGGCGGCAGCGCCTTGGAGCCTTCATCGGCGGGTTCGACGCGGGCCAGCACCATCGCCGCTTGCGTGGGTTCCGCGCGACCCGCGCGCATGTGAATGCGCTGATCGCGGCCAGCGGACCCGATATCACTGCGCGCGCCCGCTGGCTGGTGCGCAACAACGGCTATGCCGTGAACGCGGTGGAAAGCTGGGCGGCCAATACCGTCGGCGACGGGATCAAGCCAATCTCGAAGATCGCGGATGCCGCGCTCAAGGAAGAGCTGCAGCGGCTCTGGCTCACCTGGACCGACGAGGCCGATGCCGAAGGACTGACCGATTTCTACGGGCTCCAGCGCCGCGCCGCCCGAGAGGTCTTTATCGCGGGCGAAGTGTTCTTCCGCATCCGTCCGCGACGCGCCAGCGACGGGCTGACCGTGCCGCTGCAGCTTCAGATGCTGCCCGCTGAGATGTTGCCTTTGGAGCAGACGGGCGTGGCCGCGAACGGCAATACCATCCGCCAGGGCATTGAGTTCGACCGGATTGGGCGGCGCGTGGCCTATCACTTTCTGCGCCGGCATCCGGGTGACAGTACAGATCCGGGACTCTCAGGCGAGGTGGTGCGCCTGCCCGCCGCCGAGATCATCCACGTCATCGACCCCGTCGAAGGGGGTCAGTTGCGCGGGGTGTCGAAACTGGCGCCTGCCATCGTCAAGCTGTTCCTGCTGGATCAATACGACGATGCCGAGCTTGATCGGAAGAAGGTCGCGGCGATGTACGCAATGTTTGTCACATCACCCGCGCCGGAGAACCCGCTCGCGCCGCCCGACGATGAGGACGGACCCGCCGGTGTCGAGATCAGCCCCGGCCAGATCGTGCGACTGGACCCGGGGGAAGATGTCACCGTCGGTCAGCCTGCTGACAGCGGCGGGACCTACGAGCTGTTCCAATACCGGACCCTGCTGCAGATCTCGGCCGCGCTGGGCATCCCCTATCCCTATCTGGCCAATGACATGGTGAAGGGCAACTTCTCGAACTCGCGGCTCGCTCTGATCGAGTTCCGCCGCCGTGTCTCAGCCTGGCAGCATTCGGTGATGGTGTACCAGCTCTGCCGGCCGGTCTACGGGCGCTGGATGGATGCGGCGGTTCTGTCGGGCGCGCTGTCCCTGCCCCGATATGAGGCCAATCGGTCGCGGCTGCTGACTGCCGACTGGCTCCCCACAAAGTGGGACTGGGTCGATCCCCTGAAGGACGCCAACGCCGAGATCGCCCAGATCGAGGCGGGTCTCAAGTCCCGCACGCAGGCCATCGCCGAGCGCGGCTATGACGCCGAACAGGTCGACCGCGAGATCGCCGCAGAACGTGACCGCGAACGCGTACTGGGGCTGGACTTTCGCCGCCCGGGCTCACCCGCGCCCGGGGTGCAGGCCGTGCCGGTCCAGGGGGACGACACGGACCAGACAGATGAGACTGAAGTTGCGGAAGACCGTCCGCGCGAAGCAGAGGACCAGTCCTGATGCTCCAAGCCCGCATCGCCGCGCGCGCCTTCAACACACCATTGCTGGTTGAGCCGTCCAAGGCGATGGCCTTCCTCTCCGGCCTTGGGCCGCGCATCCTGGGGCGGAGTGTCGAGATGGGTTTGGAGGGCGGCGCCGCGCAAAGCGCCCTCCCTGCCGCCCGCGCCAGTATTCTGGCCGGTGGCCTGCTCGACGATGATCGCCAACATGGTAACGCACCGTATCCGGTCGTGGACGGTATTGCCGTGATCGAGATCGCAGGCGTTCTGATCCATCGCGGGGGTTGGATCGGCCAGTCATCTGGCCAGACCAGCTATGAAGGCATCGCAGCACAGATCGAGGCGGCGGCGAGCGAGCCATCCGTGCGCGGCCTTGCCTTGGAAATCGACAGCTTCGGGGGTGAAGTCGCCGGGGTGTTTGATCTCGCTGACCGCATTCGCGCCGTCCGTACCGCAAAGCCCGTCTGGGCCTTTGTCGCCGAACACGCCTTCTCCGCGGGATACGCGCTGGCCTCTCAGGCGGACCGCATCTTGCTGCCACGCACCGGCGCGCTGGGCAGCATCGGGGTTGTGGTGATGCATGCGGATCTGAGCGGTCAGCTGGACCAGGACGGGCTGCGCGTGACGCTGATCCATTCAGGAACTCACAAGATCGACGGTAATCCCTACACGCCCCTGCCCGCGGCAGTTCGCGACGGCATCCAACGCGAGATCGACATGTTGCGGGTCCTCTTCGCCGAGACGGTCGCCGCCGGCCGTGCCGGGCGCATGAGCCAGGAGGCCGCGCTGGCCACCGAGGCCGCCACCTATCGCGGGGCAGATGCCGTCGCCGCAGGCCTCGCAGATGAGGTCACCGACCTTGCGCACGGGTTCGCCAGTTTCCGGCAGGTTGTGACCCGAACGCAGACGCTCTCGCTCCCGCGCGCACCCCTCGCCCAAACCCGACACCCAGCTCAAACCCGAAAGGAAACCGCCATGTCCCATGAGATTGACGGTGATGACACCCACGAAGACAGCATCCCGAATGCCCCAGATCCGGACGATACCGCAGGCAAAGCGGCACCCGCCGCGTCCGCATCCCCTGCCGCTCAGATACCAGAGACATCGCCTGACCCGGCTGTTGCCTCAGAAACCTCAACGGTTGCAATTCAAGCGGCGACACAGCCTGGCAATCTGGCCGAGCTCTCGGCGCGGCTTCGCAGCGAGGCGGCGGAGATCGCCGAGATCGCGGCGCAAGCGGGCAGGCTCGGCATCGCCATTGATGCGGCGAAAGCCCTGCGCGAGGGCACCACGCCCGAGGCCCTGCGTGGGTTTGTCCTCGAACGCGCCAGCGCCGCTGCCGATGCGCGCGACATCGTCGCCGCTTCGCCCTCGCCCATCCTGCCGCAGGCCAAGGAAAGCCCGATCATTGCCGCCGCAAAACGCGCCGCTGCCGCAGGCAACCGCGGCTGACGCATGGCACACGCCCACCAAAAACAAAACCAACTGCCCGACTGATCCCCCGCCGCCCCGTCCCGGCGGGGGATGTCTTTTTCCCCTTTTGCATGGAGCCCCGAAATGCCCGTCCTGACCCAGCCCGCCACGATGGGCGATGTCCTCAAGTATGACGTCAACCCCAACTATACCCGCGAGACTGTCACCCTGCTCACCGGCACCGCCTATCCTGTCGGATCCGTGCTTGGGCGCATCACCGCCAGCGGCAAGTACAAGCTGGCCACCAGCGGCGGAAGCGACGGCGCGCAGACCGCCGCCGCCGTGCTGGTTTATGCTGTCGATGCGACACTGGCCGATGCAACCGGCATCGTGGTGGTGCGAGGACCTGCCATCGTGTCACGCGCCGCTCTTGCCTATGACGCCACCGTCGATGACGCCGCCAAGATCACCACCAAGATCGGCCAGCTGGCGAGCCTCGGCATCCTGGCGCGCGACACCGCCTGATCCGCTCACCCCCTTCCCCGGAGTTCCCCCATGACCATCACCCGCAACCCGTTCGACGCGGGCGGCTATTCGCTCGCCGAGATGACGCAGGCCATCAACATCCTGCCGAACCTCTACACCCGCCTGGGCCAGATCGGCCTGTTCCGCTTCGAGGGCGTCACCCAGCGCTCCATCGTCATCGAACAACGCGAGGGTGTTCTGAGCCTCCTGCCCTCAGTGCCGCTGGGCGCCCCGGCCACTGTCGGCAACCGCGAGGCCCGCTCCATGCGCAGCTTTGCCCTGCCCTGGATCCCGCATGACGATGTGGTTCTGCCTGCGGATATTCAGGGCATGCCCGCGCTGGGCGTCTCCGATGCCGCCGACCCGCTGGTCGAGGTGATGAACCGCAAGCTCACGCTCATGCGTCGTAAACACGCCCAGACCCGGGAATATATGGAGATGAACGCCCTGCGCGGCATCGTGAAGGATGGTGCGGGCACCACGCTCTACAACTACTTCACCGAGTTCGGGCTCGACCAGATCTCGGTCGACTTCGTCTTTGGCACGGCCGCGACAAACATCCAGACCAAGGTCCGGACCACCCTGCGCGCCATCGAGGACAACCTGCTGGGCGAGACCATGATCACCGCGCATGCACTGGTCAGTTCCGAGTTCTTCGACAAGCTGATCAGCCACCCCAAAACGGAAGACGCCTACAAGTTCTTCTCAGCCATCGGCGGCCAGCCGCTGCGCGAGGACATGCGCCGCGCCTTCCCCTTCGCGGGCATCCTCTTCGAGGAATACAACGGCTCCGTCACGCTCTCAAACGGCACCTCGGAACGGCTGATCCCCACCGGTGAGGGCATCGCCTTCCCGCTGGGCACGTTTGACACCTTCACCACCTATGGCGGACCCGCAAACCTGCTGGAAACCGCCAACACCATCGGCCTGCCGCTCTATGCCCGCCAGATGATCGACGCGAAAGGCCGCTGGATCGACCTGATGACCGAGGCCTCGATCCTGCCGGTCAACAAGCGCCCGCGCCTCGCGATCCGCCTGCACAGCTCGAACTGAGCGATCAGGCCATGTCGATCTTCGCCTTGGTCATCGAAACGCTCTTTGGTTGTTGATTGCCAATGAGAATTGACCCGGCAGCGGCCAAAATTGTCACTGAGAATTGACCCATGTGCAACCTTGCCCCGGCTTGAACCAGCTGGGGGCATTTGGAGTGATCGACATGGGATTTTTGA